CACAGACCATCACGTATGAAGATGGTACTACTGTCGAAGCTGTAATCAACCCGGAAGTTGCAATTACTTATGAGACTCTACAACAAGTCTCTCGGGAGGTACAGGCAGAGGGGTGGTCATTTAACCGAGAGGTTGAATACCCACTTACTCCTAATACTAGTGGTTATCTGGAGATGACTGGTAGTATGCTACAAATTGATCTCAGTGATACCTTAGCTAATAGCAACTACGATGCTGTTATTAGGAATGGTAGACTGTATGATAGGATCGGCCATACTGATGTATGGGATACAACCAAGACCTACGAAGTAGATGTGGTCTGGTATTATGACTTTGCTGACCTTCCTCAAGTATTCAAAGACTACATTACATCACGTGCTGCTACACGTTGTGCTATTCGCCTTGTTGGTGATGTGAACCTTACCCAAGCTCTTGCTTCATTTGAGACGTGGCGTAGGGCTAACTGTCTTGAGTATGAATGCAATGAAGGTGACTACACTATGTTTGGTTTCAAACAAGGTGATGGGTTCTACAACAGCTATAAACCATTCAAGGCTCTTGCACGATGACAGCAATCTCTCAACGTATACCTAACTTCATTGGTGGTGTTTCCCAACAAGCTGATGAGAAGATGCTGTTGGGTCAAGTTAAAGATGCTGTGAACTGCTACCCTGATATTACTCTTGGTATGCTTAAGCGTCCTGGTGGTAAGTTTATTGGTAGGCTAGCAAGTCTAACAGCTAACACTGCTGACCAAACAGCATGGTTCAGTATGTTTAGGGATAACCAAGAGAAGTACATTGCTAATGTCACCTCTGCTGGTGTCGTTAAAGTATGGAACCTACTGACTGGCTTAGCTGGTACTGTTACGTACCCTGCTGATAAGCAAGCATCTATTGAAAGTTATCTCACAGCTACTGATTATCGTAGCATCAAAACTCTTACTATTAACGACTTCACCTATATCATTAACAGTGAGAAGACGGTAACTGCTAAAGCTGCTCCTACGTATAACACAAAGAGACAAGCTACTATTATCATTACTGGTATTGAACATAGTACACTGTACAGGGTTACCATCAACGGTACTAATTATGACTACACATCACCGGCAGCTGGTGGTGGTAACTTAAGAATTACTGATATTACTTCTGGTATCTTCACTGCTATCACTGGTAATTTTGATACCAAAACTGTTATCGACAATACGTTATACCTTACCTTCACTACTGATACTAATGTATCTGGTTATGCAGGTGTAACTGGTAAGGATCTTCGTGTATTTCAAGATTCAATTGATACATTTTCTAGGTTACCTGAGCAAGCCTTTGCTGGTCAAATCGTAAAAATTAATAATACATCAGCAGATAAAGATGACTTCTATCTGAAGTACGTCCAACCAAATGGTATTGCAAGTACTTATAGTCAAACTGGTACTACAGTAACAGTAACTACACCAACACCACATGGTCTTTCAACTAATAATTTAGTTAATGTTGTTGTCACAAGTGGTACTGGCGTAAGTGGTAACTACAAAGTTACTGTAACAAGTACCACTGCATTCACCTACACTGCAGCTAGTCAAACAGCTAGTGGTAATGTTGATATATTTACTGCAGCTTCTGCTGGATACTGGGAGGAAACAGTCTCTCCTAGTGTAAGCACTGGCCTAAATGAGGCTACAATGCCTGTTGCATTGATTCGCACTAGTGTTAGTCCATTGACCTTTAGAGCCACCTTCCTGGACTCTACAACCTACTCAGATGGGTCAGCTGTAACCAGCCCAGTTGATCCTACAAAGTTTGTACTTCAATGGGAACCACGGTTGGTTGGAGATAATGAATCAAACAGCCATCCATCCTTTGTAGATAACACCATCCAGGATATCTTCCTATTTAACAATAGGCTTGGATTCCTAACTGAAGATAACGTCTCTATGTCGCAAGCTGGAGATTACTATAACTTCTACCACAAATCTGCTACTACAGTTACTGCAGCTGATCCCATTGATCTTAGCTGTGCTAGTATTAAACCGGCTACTGTCCGTTCAGTTGTCCCTATCACTCAAGGTCTACTGCTGTTCAGTGATAACCAACAGTTCCTTATGGAAGCTGAGAATGGTGCTTGGACTCCTGCTAACTGCTCTATCAGTACCATCGCTAACTATGAATGCGATCGTTACATCAAACCGATTGACCTTGGTTCTACTGTCTTGTATGTAAGTAGGAACCAGAGTTGGTCTAGAGCATTTGAGATCTTCACTAGGGGACAACGTGAGACGCCTAGCGTAACTGAAACCACTAAGATCGTTCCTGAGTGGATGCCTAACGGTATTACAGATACCACTGGTAGCGCTCAGAATGGCCTGTGGGTAGCCTCTGGCCGTACGTCTAAGTACTTGTATATCCATAGGTACTACGAGCAGGGTGAAGAGCGTCCTATGGCTGCTTGGGTGAAGTGGTTACTTCCCTCCAATGTGATCCATACAGCTATCCAAAACGATATCCTCTATGTACTAACTAGTGGCACAGAGGGCTACACACTGACTCAACATAAACTTGTCCTTGCACCTAGCACAGGTGGACTCATTAACATCTTTGGTAATGCAGTTGACCCGTATCTTGATTCATGGTGTGAAGTAACTGATGTAGCGATGGTATCACCAGTACCACCTACTGCACCAACATATAACCAAGTTAACGATACAACTAAAGTATATCTACCCACCTACTTCGATACCACTAAGACAATCAGGTACGTGGTTGGCTTAAAGAAAGTACCACCTGCTGGTACAGAATCTGGTTATACCAATGTTGCTACTCTCCTAACTGATGGTGGTGGTACATACTTTAGTATCCCTGGTGATGCTAGTGGTAGTTACATCTATGTTGGATATGAGTACAGCATGGAGCTAATCCTACCTAGGTACTATTATAATATGGGTCAACCAGGTGTTGACTTTACTGCTGTTACCACCACATCTCGTATGGCATTCTATACAGGTCTTGGTGGTGATATCTACTTCAACCTAAAGGACCGCACTAGATCTGAATGGTATAATGTTAATGGTGCTAAGATTGCTGATCTTTACACTGCTGATACATCTCCATTCCGTGATGTCTTTATTTACAAAGTTCCAATCTATCAAAGGCCAGACAACTATACAATGAAAGTTACTTCAAATACTCCGTTCCCTGTTAGTCTTGTGTCTATGCAGTGGGAGGGACAATATGCACCTGGCTTCTATCGGAGGACCTGAGCATGGCATGGCAATTAGCTATTCAAGGTGCCAGTGCCTTACTTAGCGGTCTAGGTGGGCAAGCTGAGGCTGATGCTCAGAATGCTGCTATTGATGCTACGTATAAACAAGAATTACAAGCTAGGCGTTACAGGAAACGTAGCCTCATGGCTGATTGGCGTCACAGTACTAAGCAGTGGCGCCTCAATCAAAAGAACGAAGAAACCCTTGGTGCATTTAAGGATGCTACCAACCTACAAGACTGGCTATACAACTTAAAGATTCAAGACTTTGAGTATGCCTCTCAGATGAAGCAATATGCTAAGTCTGAAAAGATCTACGGTCAACAACTTACCTTCAACCAAATGGCAGAAGCTGCCGCTAAGGAAGCTGAGTACCGTAAACTTGAGGACGCCATGAAAGAGATGGCCTTCCAGAATCAAGATATTGTTATTAAAGCTCTGCAAGGTGAAGGTGCTCTTGCTGTTAAGGGTCAACAAGGTAGGAGTGCTGAAAAGTTAGAACAGGCTGAGTTTGCTGCTCTTGGTCGTAACCAGGCAATTCTTGCTGAGTCACTGTTGAGTGCTAAGGCAGATACAGCATCTGCTCTACGTAAGATTGCTAACGACAAGTTTGGTGCTGATCTTGCAGCAGAAGCTAACCGTATGCTACGTCCTGATCGTCTTCCGCAACCGCCTAAGCCACTTACTACACCACGTGCTGAATTCCTCAAGCCACGTAGGCCTAAAGAATTTGATCTTGGTCCAATGCCAATTAAAGGTGCTATGGTATCTTCTGCTGGTTCATGGATGGGAGCAGGTGCTAGTTTCCTCGGTAATAACAGTAGCTCAATCGTTAAAGCATTAGGTCTAAAAGGTTAACATTACATTTGTGTAAATGGATCAAGTAAATTACAGAGGGTACGCCCGGAGTATAGGTTTCGATCCTATTAAAGCACCTACGGATGGTCTTGCTCGTATGCAAGAACGCGACAACCGTATCATACGTGGTATGGAGGATAACCGTAGGGAAATTAAACAGGTAAGAGACGAGTATGGTGCTGGACTTGAACGTAAGCTCAGCATCGAAGCACGAGATCGTGATCAGAACTACGCATGGGAAAAGAAGCTTTCTGAGACCCGTCAGGAAGCTGTTAGTAAGAATGCTCAAACACTGATACAAAGTGAGCTACAGCGTGGTAAGAACGTAGCTGCTACGTTTGAAAGTCTGGCTAAATTCAGTTCCACTATTGCTGATGGTTTAACTGAGTATCAAAAGGAAAAGGATAAACGTGATAGGGCGGCTACGCTTGTAGAGGTTGCGACTAATGGGTTGCCAATGCACCGGCAACAGATGCAGGACAATGCTAAAGCTTTGTTATCCCAAGCTGGTGAAGCTAACGATAAGATCGCCGAAGGAGTACAAGCTAGGGGACTGGATCCATATATTGTTACCAATTTACTTACGGGTAACAAGAAACGGGACATGTGGAAGCTCGAAGGGCTTTCCATGCTTGCAGCTGCTGAGTTCCCTGGATGGGCGCAAAGTGAGTTAGATAAACGTAACTTGGTTACAGCTGAAGAGCGTGAAGCATCTTTCCCTACACTTCTTACAGAGTTTCTACAAATGAACGGCCTCTTTGAAGTGAAGGCTGACTTCATGGTAGAAAGTTTGATGAAGATGAGGGGATCTTATAACTCCTTTATCGCAGCTGCTAGGAAGTCTGATGTCGTTAATAAGTCCTCCATGATGCGTGATGATGCCTTCAGTGGTATGTCCCGCACCAAGACTGGGGAAAGCCTTACTGAGGCATTTAGGACCACATCACGTAGCTATAGAGAGGATGGTGTAACACCAGTCGGTAATGCTGATGCTAAAGCTAGCATCTTCAAGGAACTAGCTGATACTACTCGTTACTCAGATGCTGATGTCGAGCGTATGCTCAAAGAAGCACAGACTGACCAAGGTAGTTGGTATGATCGCTTCCCTCGTGATGTCGACGACCTGAGGAATGCTAGACAGAAAGATCAGGAGTCTGAGTTCCAACTCATTGAAGCACAAGAGCGTCGTGAGAACAAGCGTAAGGAGGACCAGTTACTTGATTGGGTGAAGAACAATAACCCTAGTGAAGAGGACCTTACTTCTATCATCAAAGAAGCAAAGGCTAACGGTATTGCCACCGATCGCCTCCAAGCTCACCTTGCCTTCACCACTGAGCAGCAAAATGCTGACTTCTGGGCTAAGCAGTTCCGTGAACAGTACGAGCAAGGTACTCTCACTGCTGATGATGTTGATCAACCTGGTGTACCTATTGAAGTACGTGAGACATGGCGTACACGAGCACAGCAACTAGATCAACAACGTTCTGACTCTGGTATCAAACAAGAGACCATCAAAGGTGAACTTACTGATGCACTTAAGCAGAACCTGATTGGTGATAGTACTAATCGTAGTGCTCACTATAGCCTGCGTGGTGCTTCTGACTATGCACTCAAGCTCTATAACCAGAAGTTCAAACAGTACGCCAAGACGATGGAACCTAGCGTTGCTGCTAATAAAGCACGCCTAGATGTCCTCACAGCTATTGAAACAAAGAAGGGCGCCTTTGCCGTTATTGCTTCCTCTCAAGCAAAGACAGGTCAGACACAAGCCTTCTACGCTGCCTTTACACCTGGTAAGCATCCTGGTGCTCCTGCTGCTATCAATGTCATCACAACCTCTGAAGTTGTTAAGAAGGTACGTGCCAACAGCAATGTAATTAACACTGAAGTACTGGCTAGCCCTGCACTGCTCAAGGATATTGATAATCGCATTGCTAGCGGTAAGCCCATCTCTATCCCACAGATCTACACTGATTTGTCTAGGGCAGTACCTGGTATGAGTCCTACTCAAATCCTTAATGCACAGCTTAAGGCAGCAGGTCTTACCCAACAAATCAAACCTGGCTTTAGGGATCAACTGAGTCAAGTTAATGACCCAGTACTGCGTGCTATCTTCGCTCAACCTACTACTCAGGATCGTCTTAACACTACAATCATTGGTAGTGGTAATGCACCTGCTACTATTCGTACTGGCAACAATGGTTATGCTGATGTTGTTGCCCTTGGTACTGCCTCAGGATTTAAGTTCCCTCAGGTGATGGCAGCTATGTGGGCACTTGAAAGTGGACGTGGTGCAAGTCATAGTGGAAAAAACAATGTCTTTAATATCACAGATCGTAGAACTGGTCAATTTAAGGACTACCCTTCAGTCTTGGAATCTGCTAAAGATTTTGTGTACCTAATGACCGATCCACGGTATGCTCCTGGTATCGCTAAAGCTAGGACACCAAGGGAAGCGGTTACAGCTATTCGCAATGCAGGATATGCTACTGATCCTAATTACATCTCTAAGACAGTAAAGATCATGCAACAGATGGGTGTTAATGTTGATCAACCATATACTACTGCACCTCCTGCACGTAACCAAGCATTTATGCGTCCTACCCTTGCTTACATTACAGATAACATTGGACCTACTTCTACTGGTCCCCACCTAGATGTTAAACAACAAGATAACCCTAACACACCACAGAATGAGTTTGCTAGGGAGTTCTCATCTAAAGCTCTTGACAACTTTGTCGTTGTTGATGATCCTCAATTTGGACGTGTTCCTTTGAGTCGTATTCCTGTTACTGATACCTTTGCTGGTCATGTAGCCCGTGGTTCTCACGGTATTGACTATGGTACAGCTAAAGGTTCTAAAGTGTTCCTGCAGAATGGAGCACGTATTGTATCTAAAACCCGTACACAACACGGAGATAAATTGGTTATTCAACTGCCGGATGGACGGCGTTTCAGTTTCTTACATGGTAAAACTCTATGACACAAACCCCCTATGTAGATGAAGAGGAGCTGAAGCGTCTAGAAGCTGAAGCACTTGCTGAAGAGCAAGCCTTACAACAGGCAGCTCCAGCTTATAGTCCTAAGACGGCTCCTCAAACAATGTACAAGGAGGCTACACCAGCAGAGAACAAAGCTGCTGGTAATGTACAGCCTGTTAAGTCTCCTCAACAACAAGCTACTCAGCAACTGATGGGTGGTGGTCAACAGCAACAACCACTTAACCGAGGTTCTGGTTTCATTTATGGTAGTGGTGACCCTAATGCTACCCTTGGTGAAGATATCGGTACCTATGCCCAACGTACCCTTGAGGGTCTTGGTTCAGTCGGTATGGGCATCATTGACTTCGGTATGGATGCCATTGGCCGTATTCCTGGTGCTGAGTGGATCGATGATACCTGGGATGCTAAGACAAAGTTCAAGAACCCTGGCTTTCAAAAGGTAAGGGAAGTATCTTCAATCCTTGTCCCTAGTATTGGTGTTGGTGCTGCATCACGTATCGGTACCGCTGGTATGGCTGGTGGTCCTATTGCTCGTGGTCTCTCTGCTCTTGGTATTAACGTTGCTGGTGATGTCGCTATCAACGCTATCAGTGATCAATCAGAAGGTGAGACTGTATCGACGATTGTGAAAGAAGCGGCGCCTTGGTTGCCTGTTCCTGATGCACTTGTTGTTAAGGATACTGACTCACCTGAACAACGTCGTCAACGTAACATCTACGAATCAGCTGGTATCAGCATTGTTGGTGACATCATCGGTTACTCTGCTGCTGCAGGCCGTGGAGTAATGGATTGGTTTAAGCCTAACGATAAAGTAGCTCAGGAGTTTGCAGCTTCTGAGGTTCTTGTCAATGCTGACTCTGCCACTGCTACTCGGTTGTCTGAGATTGACACTCAACGCATGGCTCTACAAGAAGAGCTAGCTCAGGTTTCTTCTGTTGCTCCTCTTGATGAAGCACAGCTGATTGAACAAAGTGTACGTATTGGTGATCTTGAAGCACAGATTAAAGGGTTGGATAGTGAAGCTGGTAAGCTCGGTAAACAGTACGCTGATACCGGAGCCTCAGACCTCACTGAGAGCCCTCTAGAATCGTTTGTAGAGCGTCAACAGATCAGCCGTGATAGTCAGATCGATGAGGTAGGTAAAGGGCGCCTTATGGACGATCCTGAAGGGGCTGGTGGTGTTGATCCAATGGTCACTCCTACTATGTTCCCTGAGGGTTCTACTGCTGCTCTTAGCATCCCTCCTGGTAACATTGCCCGTAACATGGCAGACACTACTGCTATCAAACTTGGTAACAGTGGTGGTACCCCTGCTCCTATCCTTTCTGAGCGTGCCTACTATGACCTTAGTAAAGGTAATGCTGTATCGCGTAACCTCATTGAAGACCTGGCTGAAGGTACTCGTGCTACTGGTAGCTTTGATGCTATTGTCGATGGTTTTAGGTACACCAAAGCTCAGATGAGTGATGGTGCCTGGAAGATCTACAATGACATCATCGGTACGGATAAGGTATCTGATCTCAAGAACCTCTTCCTTGATAATCGTGATGTTAAGAACCTCCTTGATGGTCGCTCCATTAAGTATGTCAATGATGTTCAAGCGGAAGCTATCGGCTATGCTATGCGTGAGTTGACTGATAAATACATCGGTCAAGTTGTTACTGAAACATCAGCTCGTGCTATGGATACCGTAGGACGTGAGATTGCCGATATTGCTGAGGGCTATAAAGCATTCCCTGAGAGTGCTGACCTTAGCCGTACTACTGAGATGCTTGGTGATCGCCTCGCCTTCCTTATGGAAGAGTATGCTCTCAATAAGTACATCGCAGGTTGGGCGCTTAAGAACCAAGATCGTTGGCAGAAGTTTCTCAAGGAGTCACCTGATAAGGAGACTGCTATTCGACAGATTACTGAACAGTTTGACCTTAAGGTACAAGAGAAGAATCTCCAAGCCCAAGGCTATCGGGATATGATTAGGACTATTGCTAGGGATCGTCCTGATGCTGCTCAACCTTTAATTGATGCAT